AAAGCCGACAATCGTGATTACATCATGGCGTTGAACAAGATCCGCGAGTCATACGGCGAGCGCACGATTCCTGACGTGACGATCCAAGAAGGCAGCACGCAAACACTGGGTGACTTGCAGGCTATGCTCAATGATCCGCGTTACGGCAAAGACATGTCCTACACCAATATGGTTGAGCGTAAATTCTACGAATTTCACGGCGAGGCCTGATCAAGTTTGGCGCCTACGGGCGCCATCTCTCCCATCCATTTGACCGATGCGAAAAAACTGTTTATATTTCAAACAGCCGACAACTCTTTTCTTGAGCCGGTGACTTGCGTAAGCGGCCCACCCTGGACAACCGTGGCGAGTTTGAAAACCTTATGTTTTTGTTTTTTAGAAGGAAGCTAACATGGCAATCCAAGTATCAAATGCCTTTGTTACGCTCTTTGATAGTGAGGTCAAACAAGCCTATCAGGGTCAACGTATGTTGGCCGGCCTCACTCGCGAGCGTACTGGCGTAGAAGGTTCTACTGTCAAGTTCCCTAAAATTGGAAAGGGATCTGCAACAGTTCGTGTACCACAGACTGACGTAACTCCACTCAATGTTTCTTACAGCCAGGTCACAGCGACCATGGAAGACTACATTGCTGCTGAGTACTCAGATATCTTCAACCAGCAAAAAGTCAACTTCAACGAGCGTCAAGAGCTTGTCCAAGTTGTTGCTGGGGCAATCGCACGTCGTATGGACCAAGTGGTTCTCGACGCATTAGCAGCAGCGTCTTCTCCATCAACTGTGTCCAACGACATCGGTGGAACAGACTCCAACCTTAACGTCGCTAAAATGCGCGCCGCTAAGAAAGCACTGGACGCAAACAACGTACCTTCCGAGGGACGTATCCTTGTGATCCACGCTAACTCTTTGGACTCGCTGCTTGGTGAAACAGAAGTAACATCTTCTGATTTCAATACAGTTAAGGCTTTGGTCCAAGGCGACATCAACACATTCCTCGGTTTCAACGTGGTAACACTTGGCGACCGTGACGAAGGTGGTTTGCCAATCGACGGATCAAGTGATCGTACTTGTTATGCCTTCCACCGCGACGCGTTGGGACTTGGCATTGGCATGGGTCAAACCTCACGCGTTGACTACATTGCAGAAAAGACCAGCTACCTGGTTGCTTCAATGTTCTCAGCTGGTGCGGTTGCGATTGATGACGAAGGTATTGTCACAATCACTTGCCGTGAATCGTAAGGAGGATTGAACAATGGCTTTTGACAAAACTGGCTTACAGCCAATCGGCGGACAGGCGAAAGCAGGAAATGCACCACAGTGGTGGTCATATACTGCGCCTGGCACTGATGCGCTTGCTGACATCAACACTACAGGTTACTTCAACGAAGTAGCTGATTTGTTGAAAGTTGGCGACGTGATCCACGTTTGGGATGCAAGCGTACCAACTTCATCGTTGGTCACTGTGCTCTCTAACACTGGAACAGTCGTTGATGTCTCTGACGGCACTGCGCTGTCAGTAGCAGACGCTGACTAATCGGATCGGCTCCCCTCCGGGGGAGCCTTTTCTACATGAGGTGATACATGGCATCTGGTGATACCAAACTGTCCATCTGTTCGGACGCATTGATTCTACTAGGGGCATCGCCTCTTTCGTCGTTTTCGGAAGGTACAGACGCAGCGCAGATCTGCGACCGGCTATATGACGATCTCAAAGATTCCTTGATTGCGGCATATCCTTGGTCGTGGTCATTCAAGAAAACACAGCTTGCTCGACTGACAACAACTCCGCCAAACGAGTGGAAGTATCAGTACGCATTGCCTGGCGATACGCTGGCAGGAGTCAGAGCTGTTTACAATACCAACGCAGTCGGCGTCCCTTCAATTCAGTACGGGTGGGAGGTTCATGGCGATCATGTTGATACAAACGAAGAGACAATCTTTGTCGACTATCAGTTTTCCCCAGGCGAGTCGATTATCCCAACATACTTTGTCCAGCTTCTAAAATATGCAATGGCTGCTGAGATAGCGGAAACCGTCACAGACCAAATCACCAAAGCTCAGTACTTTGAGCAAAAAGCATTTGGCACCCCGGCTGAAAACCGGCGAGGTGGCTTCTTTAGGGTTGCAGCAAATATTGATGGCGCAAATAACTCGATCGAGGCGTTCCAAGACTTCACGTTAACGGCGGTGCGTGCATGAGCCGAATCATCCAGGTGCAAACAAATTTTACATCTGGAGAACTTGATCCGAAGCTCAGAGCGCGGATTGATCTTCAACAGTACTACAACGGGCTGGAAACTGCTCAGAACATCGTTGTACAGCCGCAGGGCGGGTTTGTTCGCCGCAATGGTACTAAGTACCTAGCCGAGCTCCCATCGTCTGCTGGGACCGCTGTGCGGATGGTACATTTTGAGTTCTCGGTCAACGACAGCTATATGCTGATATTTGTTGATGAACGCATGTATGTATTTAAGGATGGCGTTCTTATCACAAATATTAACGGGTCAGGGAATGATTACCTGGTCGTGACCAAGATCACCGATGCGGTGATCCCAACAATGTGTTGGGCTCAATCGGCTGATACGCTAATCATTGTCCAAGAAAACTTGGTTCCACAGAAAATTGTACGCGGAGCATCGGACTCTTCATGGACGATTTCGGACGTATCGTTCAACTTCATACCTCAGTACGCGTACACAATCAGCACGTCAAACCCAGCTGCTGATATTACGCCTGATGCCTCAAGTGGAAACATCACAATCACTGCAAGTGCAGGGGTGTTTCTTGCAGCGCACATTGATCAATATATCAACGTCTCTCCACAGGGCAGGCTGCGGATTATTGACTACGTCAGCAGCACGTCAGTCAAAGCAATATCTGAGGTGCCGCTATTCGATGACTCAACGATCAGCTCTGGCGACTGGGATCTGGAAGAAGGCTATGAAGATACCTGGTCAGCATCACGAGGCTGGCCACGCAGCGCAGTATTCTATGAAGGGCGCCTATACATGGGCGGCGCATCATCTAGGCCATCAACATTCTGGGGAAGCCGCGTAGGCAACTTCTTTAACTTTGACCCAGGCGAAAACTTTGATGACGCTGCGATTGAGGCGACTCTGGATACAGGACGTTTTAACGCTATCGTTGATTTGTATGCAGGGCGTAATCTACAAATCTTTACAACAGGCGGTGAGTTTTATGTACCGCAAACATTAGGCGATCCGATCACGCCATCTAACCTGTCGGTGCAGGAGCAAACATCAAACGGAGCAAGGGTTGGTATCCGGGTGGTCAACGTCGATGGCGCCACTGTATTCGTGCAGCGCCAGGGTAAAACGCTGGCTGAGTTTATTTTCTCTGACGCAGTTCAGGGTTACGTCACAACCAAGATCTCATTGCTGTCGTCTCACTTGCTTAAATCCCCGTCAGACATGGCGGTGCGCAGAGCAACTTCCACAGATGAAGGCGATCAATTGCTAATCGTCAATGCAGACGATGGGTCGATCGCCTGCTACACATTACTGCGATCTCAAGAAATTATTGCCCCAACAGAATGGACCACTGATGGTGAATATCTTTCAATCGGGGTCGACATTGCAGACACATATGTTGTTACCAAAAGAAACATTAACGGCAGCGACGTGTACTACGTTGAATTGTTTGTGGAAGGCCTGACGTTAGATTGCGCGAAAACAGAAACCGTTGGTTCATCTACCGCGTCGGTATCTGGGCTTAGTTTCTTAGAGGCCGAGACAGTCAAGGTCATTCGAGACGGGATTGTAGAGGCCGACAAAGTCGTCGCTTCCGGGGCGATTACATTCACGATTGCAGCTGAAGAAGAATATTCAATTGGCCTAAACTACACGCCAACGGTCGTCACAATGCCGGTTGAGCCAAGGCTGCCATCAGGCAACATTCGTGGGTTTAAGAAGCGAATCCTGGAGATCAACTCAGAGCACTTTGAATCACAGGCTGTAACGATCAACACAGAGCAGGTTGCCTTCCGCCAGTTTGGCGAAAACAATCTAGACCAGGCGGTTCAGGAATTTACCGGCACTAAGCGCTCCGGTCCACTGCTTGGTTTTGAAAAAGAAGGTAAGATTACGATTACACAGACAGTGCCGCTCAAAATGAATGTGCTGGCGCTCGATTACAAAATATCGGTAGGGCAATGATATGTCGGCAGGAATAGGTTTAGCATTATCAGCAGTCAGTGCTGTAGGGCAGATCCAAGCAGGGCGCGCTCAAGCGCGTGCATATCAACGTCAAGCTGAAATTGAAAAGCTTAAAGCAAAGCGCACCGAGATCCAATACAAGGAGCAAGGCGTAGCAGTGCTCAAGAAGTTACGCCAGAACCTATCAACCGTTACCGCACGCGCCGCATCAGGCGGTCTTGACCCATATAGCGGAACGCCGCAAAGCATCAAAAATTATGGCGCCAAAACAGGCACAGAAGAATTTTACCTGGCGCAGGAAAACGCAGCGCTTGCGTTAGTCACTGGTGACATCAATGCGGCGCAGTACCGCAGTGCAGCTTCTCAGGCAAGGCGCCAAGGATTCTATAATGCAATTGGCACGATGGGCATGGCCGTCGGCACATACGGTGCAATCGGCGGGGCTCCATTAAACATCGGTGGATTTGCAGGCGGCGGCAGCTTAACAGGAGCAGCGCAAAATATTATGTACCCAACAGCCGGCAGCCTAGGCATGCCTTCAATGGTCCCTGGGGGTTAATCAATGGTAATGCCACTTTATCAAAAAGCCGGTGTACAGCTAGCAGCTATCCCACAGATGACCACTGTAGGTATTCAAGAATCTGCGCGCACTGCTCAATCTCTGTCTAGCGCACTAGATAGGTTGTCAAGTTTTGCTTTTAAACAAGCTGAGATTCAGGCTCAAGTTAAAGGCAAAGAGTACGGCGCAATCAACGCTCCAACAAAAGAGCAGATTGAAGATGCGAAAAAGTCTGGTTCAGATATTTCTACTGTTTTACCCGGCGACGACACTACCGTATTTGGGCGAGCGGCTAGGGCAACAGCAATTGATAGCTTGTCGCTTGATATGGAGATTTCAGCAAGAAAAGAGATTGCAACGCTACAAGCGCAATTTGAGGCCGGCACAATTGGTCTTAATGAAATGCAATCTAGCTTAGAGTCACTAAGCAAAACCCATCAAGAAATCTTAACCCGGGTC